CCCTCTCGTCTGCTTGCATGGATTTAATCCCCCTGTGTTAAGTTTTTCATAGATGTAATCAAGTTGTTCATTAGATAAAATGTTCAAAGCTTGTTCTGCCTTTTCGGAGGAGAATCCGTAGTACTGACGCACCGCTGCTATGTTCTGTATTTTATCTTTCCTCAACCAGGGAGAGAATCTTTTCCTCTTCCTAAGACTATTTATAAAAAAATCATATTGGAGACGTTTATCCAAGTTAGGAAACTTATTCATTTCATTAGATTGCATCAATGAATCCATTTGACCAGACAGGCATTTGTTGATAATAAAGGGGGGATACTCTTTCTCAACATCAGGATCTCCATCAATAAGATTCTCCTTGGTGAGGTTGATACTGTTTAGCCAGTCTTTCAAATCCATAATATTATACTAAAGAAACATTGTAGGTTAATGTGCTTGATATGTCCAGCTTTTGGATTTAGAAAGTATCTCATCTGCCTTGGACATATCAGTTCTATGTGCGTGGTACCAGTATTCTAGATTAGAGTGACCGTATATTTTATGATAGATTTTGTGGATATACTCAACTGTTAGTCCATACTTAGAAATATTTCTAGAGCAAAGGTAATCATCAACGCGGTGTTGTGGATTAAAGAAGTTGTCTCTGGGAACTTTATATATTGAAGATATTATATCTTCAGGTGTTCTATTTAAATCGGGTTTCCAATAATCAATACAATCACTGCTAACCCACGAAATGTAGTTTGCTACCGAGATGTATCTACCGTCACGTCTAAAATACTTATCTATTTCATATCTACCCAGAGCAACATTATTATCAGGGACAACAACAGTGTCTGGAGTAATCAGTGAAGTTATATCATAAAACTCAGGGTGAATAAGAACATCACTATCAATATAAATTGACCAGTCACTGCTTGCCAAGTCGTAGATCTGAAACTTTTCAAATGTGATTGGATAATTTGGATATTTTCTTTTAGTTATGAAAGTAAGCTGGGCGCCAATTCTATCAGCGTACTGTTCTATTAACGGATAGGTATGTTTAGTAACCTCCGGTTCATAGTCATTTATATTAAGAACAAAGATAGTTTTGGTCGTCATAATCAGCTAATAATTTTACCTGCGTTTGATGGTTTGATAATTGGAGAGAAGATGTCATTATAGTTACGAACTACATCTTCATTGGGGTCTGTAACATATACAACGTAGTTGGCTCTAATGCGGAGCTCTTTTACATCGGGGGAGATCACTGGGGACCAAGGTGCGAAACCAACAGTACCATCTCGTCCTGGAACTAACACGATTGGATTGTTTATGATCAATTCTTCAGCCTGCTCTTTGATTAGATCAGCAATAACATCCTCACCAGAATGCATACGGATAAGCTTTACGTTCATAATTAAATAAGTCCTTGTTCTTTTAGATAGTGTAATGTTTCTTTTAGTCCGCCAATGTGCTGGTAGCCAACGGCAACCTGGGGGAACTCGGCAGTATCACCAAACTCGGATCGGAATTGGCGATCATTAAAGTCTTCGTCTAGTTGATATTCTAGGAACTCACCATTAAGACTAATGAGTAAGTCTCGGCAACGGTCGGATTCTTGTCCGCCGTTGGTATATAAAACAATTGTATTACTTGGAAAATTCATTGGAAGTCACATTCAATCATAATTTCAGTTAGGGCAGCTAGGAGGTTAATCTCCTGGTCAGCAACAAAGCTACTTTGATATTGATATTTCGCAATAATAAGAACAGCAGCAGCTATAGATGGTCCTTGAAGGTGGGAATACAAAGCATCATATACTTTACGGAGAATAGCATTTGTATCGTTGTCTAGGTTAGAAACAACCCACTTACGGACTTCAGTAAAGTTACTTGACTTTAGGTCACGCATAAGATCCTCAACCTTGATCTCGGAGAATGAAGCGAGAATACCAGAGTCAATCTTACCGCCAGAAGAATAACGCTGAACCTCATTGAGGACACGACGGAAGTCTGGGAAGTGCTTTTGGACTAGCTCGGCTAGAACTTTAGGCTCTGCCTCAATACGTTCCTGCTCTAAGATGCCCGTAAGGCGCTTGAAGAAGGCAGCAGCAACCTGCTGCTTGTCTTTACCCTTGAGACTAAACTCAACTACAGCACAGCGGCTGTGGAGGGGCTCAATGATCTTGTTCTTGTAGTTACAAGTAAAGATGAAACGGCAGTTCTTATAGAACGCTTCCATATTTGCTCGGAGAAGAAGCTGAACATCGTTACCCGTATTGTCTGCCTCATCAATGATGATGACTTTATGCTTTGCTTCACTAGTCAAAGACATAGTAGAAGCAAAGTTTTTAGCTTGGTTGCGGACAGTATCAAGGAAGCGTCCTTCATCAGAACCGTTGATCACATAGTAATCAGCACCAATTTCATTACAAAGTGCCTTAGCAATGGTTGTTTTACCAACGCCAGGGGGACCAGCAAGTAATAAATTAGGGATCTCTCCCTTATCCACAAATTGACTAAAGGTCTCCTTGATATGGTCAGGTAAGATGCATTCATCAATCTTCTGTGGGCGGTATTTTTCCACCCATAAGAAGTCAGTACGCTCACTCATAATAAAAAGATAATAAAGTAATCAAACCCAGGAGGGCTTGCGTTCAGGTTTGCGGAGATAGTTGGCTGAGACCCAGGGCTTTGAAGAGATGTACATCTTGTACGCTTCAAAGGTTGAGATTGATTGGTCTAGCTTGAACTCATCAGGCATAGCACGGGCGAACCCGCAAGCTCCAGTATAGCACGAAATTGGCTTACCTGTAGTCCTAATAAAAACTTCTTCTGCGCCAAGCAGGGACTGCTCACAAGCGTGATGCTTACCGTAGCGATGGGTATACTCGGCACACAAGGCGTGACCGTGTGCGATGAGCCACGCTAGGTTCTCGTCACATAAAGAAGCCCATACAGTACAGGGGTGGTTACGAAAACCTCCCGTTGTTTTGTATGGGGTTCCGTCTGCCTTAAAGACTTGACCGCAGTCACGGTACCAATGTGAGTAAATCACAGATACCATTTGGCAGCACTCAAGCGGCATTTTTACAACGTGCTTGTCTGGCAGTACACGGGCACTGCCATCTGGGTCTTGTTCGGTACAGAAGATATTCATATGGGTTGCTTTCGCTTACCATATAGTAGCACATCATCAGGTGATTGAGATGATCTGACCATTAACAATTTCTATAAGTTCACCACCTGTAAGAGTTCTGATCTCTGTAAGACCAGTATCTTCGGGAACAGCATACAAGCTGTAACCAAAGTTCTTACCAGAGTATCTGAAGCCGACACCAACTGTTGAGAATTCTACATCACCATCAGGCAATCCTGTTGAGGTATTGAGATATGATGAGTAAATAAACTCATCAGCATCCTGTGGACCTGCTGTATTCAATAGATCAAGGGTCATCTCCCTACGAGGAACACCAGGGAATACATCAGTAGGATCTACACCAAAGTACAATAGTACAGGTGTGCCTGGTGTATGTGCTTCGGGTGCCCTAGAGTATGTGACTTTAGAACGATACCAAGTTTCCTCATTACCCAAAGAAAGTTTGGGTGCTGTATAGAATTGAAAGAATGGATATGTTGTAGTGGAAGACCACGGGGTGAATAGACACCAACCACTCTCCAAATTACCTAGCAAACCAACAGCTTCACCTTCAGCATTGGGCTTGGGTGTCCAGAAGTTCCAACGGATGTAGCTACCACCAGTTGTTCTATGATACCAACCACCTGAGTTTGCATTGGGGTTGATAGCACCTGGAGTTGCGTCTGTGTATACGCGACGGTCAGTATTAACGATTAGTCTGGAAGCACTAGCATCAGCAGAAGCAATCTCTTGGACTTCACTAGTCTTTGCTAAATCTTCCCCATCAACTGATAATGTACTAGCATTAGCGGAAACAGCAGTACCACCAAGATATAGCGTATTTCCAGTTGCATAGATGTCTCTCCACTGATTTGTGGGGGAGCCAAGGTCATATGTATCGTCAGCATCTGGGATTAAACTTTGGTTAACTGGACCAGATACTGAGGTTACACCAGCAACAGCGACACCACCAGGTGTAGTACCATCAGAGACTCTTAATGATGCGGTATTTGGATCATAGAATAAATCACCCTCATTACCAATAAAAGTTGAAGCCTCTACATCACCAAGTTTTTCTACAAAAGCTCTAAAAGTTGTATTTACAATCGTCATTGTTTAGTAAATTATATTTATCACAGAAGTATTTATATTAAAATAATAAAGTGTACACTGATGATAGCCCACTATTATCCATCAGATTATTCAAATATACTTGATCTTCTGAATCGGGCGGAACTAATTCTAACAATTCATTAAAGGCTGCTTGGATGAGAGGCTGAATCCGAAGTCCATTTTTAGCATCCCCAATCAACGCAATAAACTCAGTGGCAACTACATTTACT